ACCGATCTCGCCAGTCTCTTCCATTAACTTAATGTATTGTGTTTTAGGATCGCCTTTGTCATACAAACCACGTTCATCTGCCCACATTCTAATAAGCTCAAATATATTTTCTTCACAACCAGGAACTGTGCAGTCTTCTACTTTTGTAATAATTTTGTTATTATCAAACCACCTAGCAAAAGCCTTATTGTATACATAGCATCGATCGCTAGTATACTGCGAAGATTTAACATTGTTCATTATCCATTTAATAGACTCTTTGGTTACTACAACATGACCAGCTTCTGTTTGCCAAGACATACCTATGTTATCCATAAGTCTGCCTTTAAGCTTGTTAACTGGACACGGAAACGTTGTAGTCATTTCTGTTATGTTTATATCCATATTGTTTAATTTTATAAAATTGTTATTAAATAATTCCTTGTATAGTTGTCTGTCAACTCTATAACCATAACGCTCTTGTAAATACAGCTCACGCTTAGATATATAATCTATATCATCAGACATTTCTAGTATTTCATACTCGCTAGGTTTATAACCTTGTTGCTCTTCAACTCTACTTTTAATATTGTTTGTTACACCTATTTTTATACCCGGTATATGGTAAATAGCATACGTCATATCTTATCGTTATATAAATGTAAGTTGTGTGCAAAGTGATAATATGTACCAACATCATATCCTGTTCTGTGCGCAACTAACATTTGCAAAGATGAAAACTGATACTGATCGTTACAGAAGCCATACCAGAGATCATTAGAACGCATTACAACAGACATATTAAGCTTATCATTTAATACTGTAAACTGTACAGCATAAGTACACGGAGTGTCATGTGCATAATCGCTTATCTCTTTACCATCGTAAATAGATATTGCAGCTTGCCTAGTTTCAGGATTATCTTTTAACATTTGTATAACAATATCTAGTTGGCTTGTTCTTTCCCATTGCCAACCGTAGTTAGAGTTTACATTGCCATCAGCATCAGCCATACGTTGCCATATCTGTGGTACTTTGCCGTATAACTCACCAAGCTTTGCTATATTACGATTGCCAGACATATACCATCGCCACTCAGCGTAAGCATATTCTATCGACCAGTTGCGCTTAACTTTACTGTCTGAAATACTATTTAAAGCAGGATATTCTATTTCAAAACCTACGTTAAACAAAGCTTTAGTGCCAGCAAAGTCTATACCGTCTTTAATTATCATATCATATAGCTCATGAAAAGCTTCGTTAGCTGTATTAAACTTAAGCATATATCTCGCCTTTAATATTGTACCATGATGTTAAACCTAAAGTACTAATACGTTTAGTAAGTATTTTAGTTTTGCCATTACAATTCATTGCTATTGTTTTATAATCAAGTTGTTTTATTGTATTTGTCATAATAGTATTTATAATATTCGTACATTTTTTCGTGAACGTTTGCTACTGTATAATTAGTAGGATCAACATGTACTTTGTTATTAATTCTAATTTCTATTTTCCAGTTACCGTCAGACATATCCCAATTAGGCACAACACAGACAGCAATACTGTTGTCTAAACACCATTGTATCATTTTACTATAACCTATTGGAATTGGGTTTGGCCCTGCAGATCGACTAACTTTTCTTTGTTTCTTCTTAAACATTATTCCCAAGGCATTGGCTCGGCTTCAGCTTCAGATGTAACGTGAGGCACAAAGCTACCAGATCTTGGTTCCCATGTAAAGAAAGACTCAGCACCGTTTTCGCCAAGGTTTTGGAACTTAACCTTAAGTACTTTAACCTTAGTTGTTTTAGCGTCGTAGTCTCTATGAACTAACAGGCCATGATAACTAGCATCGTACCATTCACCACCGCCTTTAATATTATACATTGTTGGCTCTTCCATCTTACCATCTTGGCCTTTATACATTTTAGTAGGGTGTGCAACAATAAATGTAAGCACATCATACTTTTTGCAAAAAGCTTCGATCTTAGCTAGATAATCCATTGTATAACGGTTAACGTCATCTGAGTGTGCATTAACATCTCTGATCTTATTAAATGGATCGAGAACTAAACATTTAATGCCTTTACGTTTAACAAGCTCAGCGCCCTTACGTAATACTGCTTCTAAATTGTATTTATCCATATCAATAAAGAAGTAGTTGTCATTAACATGATCAGTAACTTGCTCCCATTTATCACCGCCAATATCGCCTACAGCTGGCATGTCTTGCCAGTGTTTACGCATTAGTTTGTGCGCGTGTAAATACACTGGTTGGTTTTCTGGACTTGCATACGCAGTTTTCCAACCGTAAAGTTGATTGTAGCCCACAACCATTTGGTCAACAAAGTCAGACTTGCCGCTACTGGGTACGCCAGTAACAGTAATAAACTGACCGGTGTAAGTAGAGAAAACATTATCAAAGTTTTTAAGTCCGATTTGAAAGCCGGGCTTAAAGCCGTTTTTAACAAAATCTTTAAGTTCATCTTCTATATCTTTTAATGTAGACACGCCCTCAAGAGGTACAGGCCTAACGTTATCAATTACATCTCTGAGCTTTTCAGCTCCGTACTTAACTAAATAATCGTTTGCGTCTTTACAGTCCTCGAAATCGACTAGATAACAAACTTCAGCGCCGAGCCTACGAATAAACTCTTGCTTTAGCGCTTGGCCAGGTTCATCAGCATCAACTGCTAATATAACTTTTTCTTTGTCATCAAAATAGTCTATGCAATTATCTAAATAATCGAGATTGTTTGAGTTTAACGTAGCACCGTTAGGCACTGATATAACGTTTTTAACTCCCGCTTCGTGCATTGCAAGCACGTCCATTTCGCCTTCAACTATGACACAAGCGTCATAACCGATAATACTGTTGATGTTATAAAATATTTTCTCTGCACCTTTGTACAGTTTAAAATTCTTACGGCCATCACGGTATTTAACGTTTATGAGTTGATCGCCCATGTAATAGTTAAATTGAATTGTATTCTCAGATTTACCTGTCTGTGGCATATACTCTTCACCTGTGGTAACGTTTAAGTCACGAAGGGAAGCTGGTGATATACCACGTTCTTTAAACCAGCCTTCAACTTTCGTACCTACCTCGTTTAAGTCAGTGGGCTTAGTAGGTCTAGTATAAACCTTCTCGCTTGCACCCTTGCGTCGATAAGTATGAAGTTGAAAACTAGTATTACAGTTATGACAGGTACCAAGACCACGTTCCCAATCATAAGAAGCACATTTAGCCTTCTTGTTCTCAGGTTTCCTAGTGTGAGAACACGTAGGGCATATACCCTGCGTCTTCCCAACTTCTAGGCCATACTGATTGAACTGGTCAATCGCAAATCCATTGATCTCTCTTTCCTGTACGTTCATCTATTAAAACGGTAAATCTTCTTCAACTGCAGGTGCAGGTGCTGGTGCAGCTGGTTGATCGTTACGTGGTGCAGTGTCAACGTTTGTACCGTTAGTCCACACAACTTTAACATTGCCAAGGTATGTCTTCGGCGCCTTAGCATCACGCTCTTCTTTTGTTTGTTCAACAACAACTGGGCCTTGATTACCAAACTGATCAGGCTCATCGTTAAGCGTAATCGTTATTGGTAAATACTTACCTTTTTTACCGACATAGATCTTGTCTTTCGGTATATCGTTGAGGTTGATACTTGTTTTAATAATACTTGCCATTTAGTAATTATTTATTTGGTTAAACATATTTTTAAGTTGATCTTTAGTAGCCGTAGTGTTACGTCTAATGTTGTCAACAGCTTTAACGTGAGTTTGATTAGTATAAAAATTCTTTTCAGACGTTTTCATACCTGTAACGTCACATACTCTAGTTTTAGTTCTAGGCATTGGTTTAAAGGGTTTTAGTTAATAAATGTTGCTTGTGGTCAAAATTATCTGTTTGATAGAACAACTCGTATGCGTCACAAGCTTTCCGCACCTTGTCTTCGCCACGACTGTAAAAGTCAGGCGAACAGTCAAACAAACCTATTTGATGTGTTTCTTTGTCAATAACAATGAATAACATCTCATAGCCAAATAGAGTGCTATAAATAAAGGCTTGGCTGTCGTAGTTAAACTTATTAGCTGACCACTGAAACCTGTCTATATCGCTTGTAGTTTTAAGATCGATAACTAGTTTTTCTTCGTGGTTTATTACATCAGCTTTGCCTTTCCACATTTGACCGTAAATTTTTTGTACACGTGGCTCTTCATAATCAACCTCGCCAAGTATAGGTTTAATCAAGTCTCTACACACGTCGTTGTTTTGTATAGCTTCTGTCATCAGTTGTATCTTATCGACTTCATGTTGTAACAAACATATTTCGCCTTGTGATATTTCTTTGTAAGCTTTTGTGTTGCGTGTTGTAGCTTCAGCTATTTTAAATCTATTTAACTTATCGGGCTCTAGTATTGCAGTATGAAAATATCCACCAACTAAGAGAGCTGGGCTGCTAGGCTTAGGCTTATGCAGATCTTTAGGATTTTTTAACAAAGTAGATATGTCAGAGTTGCTAAGGAACTGTTTACCAAAGTCGCCGTAGTAATGCTCGTCATCTCTTAGTTTATCGTAGATTTCTTTCATTATGCTAGTTGTTTTATTTGATCGCTAGTTAATGTATACTTCTTTTTAATAGCGTCAACTGATCCACCGTCTTTTACAAACTTAATAGCTTTAGTCATTTGCTCTTTTGTTATTTTAGCTTTAGGCTTTGTAGTAACTTGAGCTGCTTTGCCATGATTATTTGTAGCGTCAGCGTCTTCAGTATCGTCAATTAATAATAAATTACCAAGTGCATACTTTTTTGCGTATGTAGATGCTGCGCCAAACTGTTGGGCAGTCTGCATACCTTTTTGCTGCATATCAACGCCAACTACTGCAGTAGCGTGTATAGCATTTTCGCCATCGCTAATTGTAGCGGTTGACTTAATCATTGGAACTGGATCTGTAGCGATAAGCTCTTCTGATATTGTTACATAAATATTGTGTTGTAATAAGAAGGGCTTTATACCTTCAAGGATGTCTTCAGCTTTACGGAAGTAGTACTTACCAAAGCTATTGTATGAAGACTTTTTAGCTTTTAACTTAGTCTGTACATCAGCTAGTTTTTTAGTTAATTCTGTCATTGGTATATTGGTTTGGTGTATATATATAATTACATATAATAATTAGTATTTAACGAGTAACTTACAGGTAGTCAGCCACTTGCGAGTAATTCATTACAGATTTTAGTTTGTTTATAGCTTGCTTTTTTAATTGTGAAACCCGAACATAAGAGCTCACACCGTCCATGTTTAAATATTTAGCTATTTGTTTAGCTGATAGCTTATCACAGTTAATACCGTATGATAATCTAATCACATGGTACTCTTTATCAGTTAATGTTTTTAGCATTATATTTCTTATAACATTATGAAGTTTACTATGTAAATAAGGATCTTCTGATTTATCTTCTATTTGATACAGATAAGAGTTTTCATCTTCAAGTTGAACATCAATACTTTCAAACATAGAGTTAAAGAACAACAAAGAATTATCTTCATCAAAGTTTTTGCGTATTTCATTTAGCTTGTGCTCAGGTAAACGCATGCCAGCTCTGTTACCATCAACAGATCTTCTTATTGCACCGCGTATACGTTTAGCTAAGTAAGATTTAAGAGTTCGCTCAGGATCTTTTGAATTATCTATTGTTGACCAAATAATTTTATCAACAGCTTTTATTAAGCCAACATGGCCAAACTGTATTCTATCAGATAAAGATACTACGCCGTTAGCAGCATCACTATCTTTAAACTTACGAGCTATATTTTCTACTAAAGGCATAAACTTAATTATAAGTTCGTCTCTAGTATATTCGTCCCAAAATTTACCTTCAGGCTGAGATGCTCTAACATCTTTTTTATATCTGTTAAAATTTTCTGAATTATATTGTTTCATAGTTGTTGATTAAGTAATTCTTTTTCTTTTTTAAGTTCAACACACATATATCTGTGTATTGTACGGCTAGACACACTAAGAAGCTCAGACAGCTTACGTATTGTAATCTTTTGTTTGTTGTCATGCATATCAACCATAACCGAATAAATGTCGTCTGATTGTATTCTAGGGCTTTGACCTACTAGTTGACCTACAATAGATAATTTCTGTTCTTTTGTTAATCCACTAAACGGTTTAAATATAACTTTACGTAGTTTATTTTTAGGTGGACGATCAAGATCAGACATGCTAACCCCGTAGACAACTTTTTCTAGCAAACGTTCTGATACGTTAAAACTTACAAAGCCATTTGGCTTGTGCACTATATATTCAGCTAGTTTTATAAAGTCGTCTTGGTTGAGGTTAGGGTTTAAATACCAAAGTACTAGTAAATGCCATTTAAGTGAACGATACGTAGTAATCTTTGCTGTTGATCTAAATAGTTCGTAGCATTGATGTGTGCCGTTTTCAAAGTACATAAACTCTTTAGTATCGATGTCTGGTTTATCTGATACTGGATGTCGCCTGTATATTAAACGCTTATTATTAAGGTATGTTAGGTTTCTATCGTGTGACATTAGCCTGTTATTATTTATTCTTAGAGGCTTGTGTCACGCCCCACTCTAACTTTTTAATATCTGTATTTAACGATGCTACAATAATTCTTTTAGAATTATCATTAGGATATTTAACTTTATTAAATTCTTTAATGCGGTTTTTTAGTTTTTTATTCATAATCACGTATTGCTTTAAATAATGGATGCCTGTACGAGCCAGCTTTTGTACGCTCGAAGTATGTAAACGTAGCTTCTTTACCGACCCAGCCTTGCATCTCTTTGAACATTGTTTGTAACTTTTTAAAATTGTCCATAACTGGCATGCCAAATGTATTACCATCAGCATCGATAGCCATAAACTTGCCAATTGTACCTTTACGTTTGCCTTTGCCTTCAACCCATTCGGTTAGTACAGCTTCAGCATCGTGAAAGTCTTTAAACTTACGTAGTGACCATGATCTGCCGCATTTATATACATCGTTTAGACGTAGTATAGAGCCTTCATAGGCAGCGCCTAAGTTTTCTTGATGATATATTTTAGATCGTTCTTCACAATCAACACTAAATGCTGGTAAAAATCTAACACCATAAGAATCTCTTAAATTACTTATTAAAAATTTAGCTCTGTCGTGATATTTCATGCTTTCATCTACAATATCGTAACAGTGAAACTGTACAAGTTTACGTGACTCAGCTCTGTCAATAGCAGTTGGCTTTTGTTTACGCACACAAGATATAATCTTTTCAAAGTCATCACGCAGTGCATGGTTGTATAGCTCGCCATCGAGTACAACATCAGGGTTAGCTTGAAAGAAAGGTTTAAGACTTTGTAGTATGTGGTCAATGTTTAGCCACTGTTTACCTGTACGTGAATAAGCTGTTACTACGCTATTGTCATACTGTATAAGACAACGTACGCCATCAAGCTTTGGTTGCATAAATACAGGTTTAGTATAATCAATTGGTTTATCGCTAACAGGATATGCTAGCATTGGTTTTTTTCTCATCATAAGTTTTCTATTATTTTTTCTAATTTTTTAATGTGCTTGTTTATTAAATGGCATTTTTCATATTCTTCTCTATCTTGATACAGATTTAATAGTGTCATTAGCCTAGCTAACTCACCGACAGCGTGATCATCATCTCTGTCTGCGTACCACATCATATCGTTATTTTCAGATGCAGGATTTGCAATACCATAAATTCTTTTAGTAAGATCTGAAGCTATATATTTAGCTAGCTTTTGCATTTGTTCATCGTTCATATTATCCATCAGAGTTCGTATTTAGTTTGTATTTAAATATAAGATTACTTGCTTGGCCTACGAATATACAGTGTTCAGTAGTAGTGTGGTCGTATCTAAATATACTAATCCATATCTCACCTTTACCCCACCATAAATAATATGTGTAGTCAAGATCACCGTGTTCATCGCCTGGTGTTTCTAGGTACACATTATGTGAATCGTTACTACATTTACCGTAATGCACACCCATTTTTAAGTGTGTTAACAACTGTGCTGCAAAACAGTGTACGCCATTGTGTTTGTTACCTATATTATTAATAAAGTCTGCTAACGCAATACCTAAAAAGTCAGGCGCACCATCATAGTGATGGTATATTTGGTGTGTAACTCTTGCTCTACCGCAGTCGTCATATAATTGAAAGTCACTAAACGATACTCCATCTTCACGTTTAGCAAAACATATTAATGCTCTAGTTGCCATTGTTTCTTTTATAACTGTTATAATTTTCTGTAAATAATTCTCGTAAACCTCTGCCGCTACGCGTATGAAAGCCATAGCTATGAGTTGCTAGCGTTGGTATTGGTTTGTCTGCTAGCATAAATTCAACAACTTGCTCAGCTGTTGTACTACTACTATATAGGTATGCAACTTCACTAGCCGCATGAGATATAGCATCTACATCGTGCATTGGCTCACGGCTAAACTCTTCTTTAATATATTTTTCTACTTCTTCTCCTGTCATATTATTCTTTATATTTATTGTTTTTCTCGTGATATAATTCTAGTATAGCCCATACAGCTAGTGCTATTAATGCTATCTTCATCTTCGTTTTTTATTTGAAAGTTCATTTAATTTATCTAATAGCTTAATTGCTATGTCTACAGATATTTCTTCTGCATAGTACATGTCATATATTAATCTTCGCATAACTCATATAGTTCTGCTAGTGTCATATCATCTATTTGTTCATCTGAGTACCCTAACTCCTTGAGTTTAGGCCTCATAATTTCCCATGGACTATTCATCTGCGATAAGGAATTTTTCACCATAAGACCAGTCGTAACTAGACAAGCTAGCTAAAGCGGCATCTGTGAAGTAAACAAGATCTCTTGCTTGGCCAATTGATAAGTGTGACCATAAATAATTTTCTTTCAACGCTATTTTAACACCTTTAACTAATGAAGGGTATTTTTCTTCTTGGTCGTTTAGCGCTTGTTTAATCTCTGGTTTGAGTTTATCATACAGTGTATTCATATTAGTCTTGGTTTTCTTGGTTATTATCTTCAGCTTCAGCAAATAGCTCTGATATGTAGTTATATATCTCGCGACCTAAATCATCAGCATTGTCAAAGTCAAACGACTCACAATGTACTCTGCCATCGTAGTCAATACCGTAGTCAATACTGTAGTTGTCGGTGTCGCTGAAGTCCCATTGACCGATAGCTTCTTCAATAGCATCACGTAGCTCATCGAACTGTAATGGTGTAAGCTTTGGTTTGTTTATGTCTTTTAATTGTTTTTCTAAGTCTCTTATTTGACTCGCATAAGATGCTTGCTCGTTTGCTTTTTCATCAAGCAATTTTTGTAAAGCTTCTAACTTTACTTCTAATTCTACTTTATTCATAATGGTTTATTTAATTGGTTTATAATATTATCCGTCTTTATTCGTATTTAGTTTGTGTTTCTTTTTACGAGTATATTTTTTTTTATTACGCTCTATGTTAGGCTTACTAGCGTCCCATATAGCTTTTAATGTTTCTTTATCTAACTTTACTTTCATTAAAATCCTTCGTTTGAAGCTTCAGATAAATTGTATCTATGCCCGTTAATAATTAGTTGTATATCGTCTTCTGGCGAAGAGTCTGGGTGTACAATATCGCCAAATGGTAACCTATTATTAGGATTATTGTTATAATCTCTTAAATAAGCTTCTTTTAAACACTTAATAACATAGTCATTTATTAAGTATGTAGGCTTTTGATAGTAATTTTTTAGTATAAAATTAGCTAAGTATACTAATCGCTCATCGTAATTAGGTATAAGTATACGCTCTTTGCTTATACCATATTTTGCTACTATTGATCTAGTTTTGTTAATTTGATAAGCACTATGGTTGTATTCACTTACGTTACGCACGTAACCTGTTCTATAACAAGCAAAGCGTAAAGGTTTTGGTGTACACGTCTGCCACATTTGGTGTATAGGTAGCTCGTATACTTGTGTACCATTTTTCTTCTGTCGTCTTGTTGAGACGTTTTTAATACCGAGCATATCAAAAACTTGTAATGCTTCAGTTGCTGTTGTTACTTTATATTTCATAATTCAATTTTAATGTTAGTAGCTAGTGAGGAATCGAACCTCAAACTCGTCAGTTGTACCTTCTGGTGAACTCGAATAAGCTCTACCGTACTCCTATACCTAGCTTGTTTAAAAACGAGGTGGCCAAGTGAGTAAGATACCTTTGCTTACGCCGGGGTTACACACCTCACGCGCCACGCTCGTATACCGGCGTCAGGTGGTAGAACTTATCGCCTACACTTCGGCTCCCACATCACTTCTGATGTTTCGCTTATTGTTAAACCTGACTAGTATTATCTAAGACAAGTACCGTAACCTTTACGTCTACCTGCCTTAGCAACTGCATCTGCTACTGCTTGTGATACAATTTGTATTGTGTTACCTGTTTTGTGATTAGTAATAGGTGCCGATGCGACACGCTCTACATTACTACATTTTACACATGTTTTGTACCCGTATTTTTGTCTAACTGGGTGTACGGGCTCACCACATTTACAGTAACTCATATTATTTAATTTTATTTAATAAGCTTTTGTCATATATATTATCCAATAGTAATCGTATTTAATTTGTTAAAATACAAAGCCTTCGGTAAGTACATTAAAAACTACTAAAATCGCGACTACAATAGGAACACCTATCATTACTAAGTCTGTATGTGAAAATTTTCTATTCATGTTATTTAATTTAATTATTAGTAAACTTCTTTTAATTGTAACTCAAAGATTTGACCATCACCGTTCTCTACAAAGAACTGAGCTTTATACATATTTTCATGTAATAAGTACACGGCTAAGTCGTCATGACCTGAAAGTTGCATGTTGATATTTCCTTCAATTATACCTTGTGATAATTTACTCACTTGGTCTTTTAGGTTTTGAAAACCTTTTACTTTTCTGCCATCGAGTATAGCATAGAACTCATACTCATCGTAGCGAACGTCGTTAATACCCGGCAGGTTTGCTACGTTTATACACATAGCAACGCCAAAGTCAACTACAAAACTAGTATCATTACCAGTACAAGTTGACACTGCGTAAGTGCTTACACTGTTATCGCTCATTATTTTTACATGAGTATCTCTGTCAAACTGAACATCATAGTCAGTTTTTTCGCAAGATGTTAACGCAAGAGTAGCTGCTACTGCTGACGCTATAAATTTACTTTTTATCATATCTATATATTATATTTCCTAAGTACCAACAGGCAAATATCACCCATGTCCACTCAAACATTAGTAGTACTTATTTGATTCATCTTCTTCGTATTTATCTATCATTGCCTGCTCGGCCTCTAACTCACTTAACCACTCACCAGTGTACTTGTTTTTGTAATATTCACCACATACAGACACTATCGCGTCATGGTTATGAGTTACTTCTACTGTATTATCGTCACTTACCTTGTAAGTTTTACCGATATTTTTAAATGTAAATGTCATATTATTTACTGTATTTATCGTATAAGTTGTTCGCCTCGGTGTAATAACCACCATCTTTCAACTCTAACATTATTTTAGTTATTAATTCAAATGACTTTCTACCTTGTTTGTAGTATCTGTTATCGTCACTCATCATATAGTACCAGTCGTGACTGACTAGTAGTGCCTCTAGTTCTTTTAATTTTATATTCATATCATTTATATTATCCATTAGTAATCGTATTTATTTTGTTAACATAGTTAATTCTTCAAACTCATCTTGAGTAATTAAACCTTCTAGTAAACCGATGACGTACTTAGTTACGTCTTCACCTGTAATTTTATTTATCATTTTCATATCTATATATTTTAGTAGTGTGGGTGGAATCGAACCACCGTTAACCTTTCACACTTAGTCTACTTGACACTCTCGTGCCCAGGTAGGAATATTGTTGGAGTTAGTATAATTACCATACTTTTGGAAACACTCCATAGTTTCTAGTTTCTCTTGATTTAAAGAGTAAACACCATCGTGGTCATACTTAATTGTATCACCTTTTTTGTTAGTAAACTGAACTACTAGTTCTTTACCAATCATACCTTTTGAGACTACAAATCTCTTTTTTTCTACTACATTCATAATTTCTAATTTTTAATTGTTTAATAAATAGGTTATATCATCTAGAGTTGTTTCTAAATATTTCTCTCTACACTCATTATTATTATATTTAAATATATTCTTTAATAATAATTCTAATAATTTAATTTTTAATTTTTCCATTTTATTTTATTTAATAAGTTCATCTATATTATCCAATACTGTTCGTTTTTAGTTTGTACACTCTAAGTTTATTTCTGTAGTGAATATACATGTCTCTATCAAAAGACTTGTAGTAATTCATTTGTGTTTCTAAGTAGTCTATAAAATCTTTTGTATTCATAAGTATTAGTATTTATCAATTAGTAAGTTTAGTTCATCAAATAGTTCAGAGTATTCTGAGTCATAAATATCATCAAGTGTATAAGTTACATTGTTGATAGTTATTTCATAGATGTCATTGTCTTCATCTATTTTAAAGGTGATATTTTTTAACATAGTATTATTTTTATTAAGTTCATTTATATTATCCAACAAGTACAGTATTTAGTTTGTTATCTTTTTAATTTATAATTTAAATCTTTGTTTAAAGTATGAGTATCAATATTATAAGATTTTAAAGAATTGATATTTATATAAGTATAACCTTTTAAATTAAATTGTTCTGATAAAGATATTTCATTATAGTACTTTGGAAGTTGGTGTAATTGAAATGGAATATAAGTTTGATTATTTAATTTAATTATATTTGTTGAAGAATTATTTTTTATAGTTTTCAAAATATTTATTTTTTTAAAGATTATTATTTATTTTTATTTATTTAAAGAATTTAATTTATATTATTTATTAAACTCATATATATTATCCAACTGACTCCATATTTAGTTTGTATAAAAGTATACATTTTGTTTAGTGAATAATAATTGTGTTGAGGTATACCATCACCTCACTCTGTTTACAATTTGTTTTTCAATATATTGTAAAGTAATTCCAAGTATTATTAGTATTATTAAATCATGTATCATAATAGTGTGACATTAGGTAGTTAAGTAAAGTATAGTAGTGGGCAAGTGTCACAGTTTTTACACTGTGTACTCGCGACCAAATGTTGGAACATTGTTACTATTTGTATAGTTACCATACTTCTGGAAACATTCCATTGATTCAAACTTTTCTTGATTTGCACTATACACCGCATCGTGATCATAAGTATATGTTTCTTCTTTTTTATTAGTGAAAGTTATTAATACATTTTTTCCAATTAGTGATTTAGATATTACAAATCTTTTTTTAGTTAAAGTCTCTTGTGACATAATAGTTTAGTTTAAGTTATATATTTTATTTACATTATTATTATCCAGATACTGTCGTAGTTAGTTTGTAAAAAAAAACGTGAAACATTTACAAAAAACAGTTTCGATAGTTACAAGAAGGAAACCGCATCGCGCGGATAATATACAAAACAAATATACGAAACGAAAAAACAAAGTGCGGGCTGGTGTGTAAAAAAGCGTTTTGCTTATGGGGCGGGGCCACCTAGGGGGGTGGGCTACACTTCACTCCAAAATTTATAATACTTTTTTTTATGTAATTACTATTGTATAACGTTATAACTAAAAAAATATAAAACAATGGCATTTAAAATGAAGAACCCATCTATGGCTAAGCTTACTAAAGCAGCAGGTGATAACCGCGCAGCTATGAAGATGAAGAAAGAAGCTGCAGCTAAAATGAAAAAAGAGTCTGCAATGAAAAAAGCACATGCTGACAAAGAGTCTATGGCTAAGCTAATGGACAAAGCATCGGCAATGAAGAAAGATGATAGATCTCTTTTGCAAAAAGCTAAAGATGAAGCTAAGCAATTAATACAAGGCGCTAAAGCAGCTGGAAGCGTGTTAGTTGACAAAGATTACTTCAGACCTAAAAAAGCAATTCAAGATGCTGTAAAAGCTTACAAAAAAGAAGAAAAAAAGCAAGAGGCAAAAAGAAAAGATAGTAAAAAATCAAAAACACTAGCCGCTACTAAAATGAAGAAAGAGTCTTCTATGAAGATGGGTCATAAGTCTGCTGCTAAGCTAAAAAAGCCTTCACCTGCTAAGCAAAAGATGAACATGGTAAAAGGTCCTGATGGCAAGATGGTCCCTGATTTTGCTGCAGATGGTAAAGGCGCAAACGATATGAAGTCTGGCGCTAAGATGAAAAAACCTATGAAGATGAAAAAAGGTGAACCAATGAAAATGAAGAAAGGTGAGCCTATGAAGCTAAAAAAAAAAGATAGCGCGGTAAAAATGGTAAAAAGAGTGGATCCAAAAATTAGTAAGGAGAAGCCAGAACCAAAACAAATGGCTAGACCACTGCCTAACAAAGGACGCGTAACGCCTAAGCCTAAACCTATAAAGCAAATTAAGGTAGCGAAGATGAAGCCTATGAAGCCAGTTAAAATGCCAAAGGTAACAGCAAGATTTTAAAACTAATTAATTAACCAATAAATAAACCAAAATGACGTATTTATATTACAAAACTAGTACGTGGACCGGTAATCCACAAGTAAACGACAAAACCAAAGAGCAATGGAAGCACTTAGCTAACAAAGAAAACTGGCGAATAGTGCAATTGCCAAACGGTTATTACCAAACTGAAGTTTCCAGGCCTGATAACTCTGACGAATGGGCAGATGTTACACGTAGAGAAACTTTAGAAGGCGCTGAATCTGCAATTGATGGTAGCATCGAGCACTTCAGTAAGAAACTAGAAGCCACAAAAGGCCCAAAAGTAGTTAAAACCTTCAATAAATAAACTCAAAACTAATTTAATTAAATCTAATTCAATGGAGTACAACAATCCTAGTCTCCTGATCAAAGAATTAAACTTTGGTCAGGACGCTAAAACCAAAATTACAGCCGGTGTTACTAAACTAGCTAATGCAGTTAAGCTAACTCTTGGCGCATCTGGTAAGTGTGTAGTGTATGAAGACGCTAGAGGCTTACCTGTTATAACGAAAGACGGTGTAACCGTTGCAGAAAGTGTAGTTCTTTACGATCCTGTTGAGAACATCGGCGCTACACTTATTAAAGAAGCTGCTAAAAACACAGTTAAAGAAGCCGGAGACGGCACAACTACCGCAACTGTGCTAGCCGAGTCCTTGCTAAACACAGTAAACTCACCTAAATATAAGGGCTGCACCACTCGAGATCTGCGAGATGGTGTTTATTCTGGCCTAAAAAAGGTAAATGAGTACTTAAATTCCGTAAAAATAGACGTAAATGATGATATGTTGCAGCATGTAGCTGCTATTTCGTGCAATAATGACGTTACTCTTGGTAATATCATTGCAGAAGCGTACCAAAAAGTTGGTAAAGACGGTGTAGTGCTTATGGAAGAGTCAGAAACTGAAGAAACTTACGTAGAAATAGTAGATGGTGTACAAGTAGACTGTGGTTTAACATCAACAAACTTTGTAACTAACAAAGATAAGCACAAGTGTGAGCTAGAAAACCCATTTATATTTATATGCATGTCTGAAATACCTAATGTGCGTAAGATACAAAGTATATTAGAACATGCTATAAAAAATAACAGAGCGTTATTAATAGTAGCACCAGTAGCTCAGCCTGTTAAAGCTACACTTATGATGAACAAAGTAAAAGGTAACATTAAAGTTAATATCATTGACCCACCTGGCTTTGGCCCTACTAAAAAAGATACATGTGAAGATCTTGCTATACTTACTGGCGCTACAGTTATGAACGAAGAATTAGGTGATGATTTAGATCTTATTAAGCCTGATTGTTTAGGTGAAGCTGAGCTTGCTACTACAGATGACAAAACTACTGTAATAACTACAATAGAAGATTTAAATGAAGATATATCTGAGCGTATAGATCAGGTAGCTAAAATGGTTGCAGATGAAAAAAATGGTTTCTTTAAAAAAAGATTGGAGCAGAGATTGTCTATGTTATCGGGTAGTGTTGGAATTATCCGTGTTGGGGCAGACTCGAAGGTGGAGCTTAAAGAAAAGAAAGACAGAATCGAGGATGCTATTTACGCTACGAAGGCTGCGTTGAAAGAAGGTATAGTACCTGGAGGTGGCGTAGCCCTCTTTAATGCATCTCAAAAAATTTCGACCGACACAGTCGGCGAAGAAGTGCTAGCTGAAGCTATAATAGCACCTATGGCTACTATACTTGACAATGCAGGTATAGATACTAACATGGACATACCCGACAAAGATGGCGAAGGTATTAACGTTATAACCGGTGAGTTTGTTGACATGGTAGCAGAAGGTATCATAGATCCAGTACTTGTTACTAAAGCAGCACTTAAAAACGCAGTGAGTGTTGTTATGACTATTGTTTCTGCTGATTGTATAATCTCAAACGCTAGAGCAGATGAAGGCAGTTAATCATTACGTTATTGTAGATAAAATAAAGACTGAGCAAAAAAAAGTTGCAGGTCTTATTATGACAGAAAACTTAGATGAAGACAACAGATATTTAAAAGGTAAAGTTATATCTGCTGGTAATTCAATAGAATTTATAAAAGACGGGGATGTAGTTTATTACGACAAACACGCTGGTCACGGTATACATTTTAAAGATAAACTTTATTTTGTTATAAAGGCAAGTGATATTGTACTAGTAGATTAAACATAAACTATAAACCAAAATCCTTAAACACAAAATCTAAAGCAAATTATTTATTAATCATTAAAAAACAAAATTATGAACTTAATTAGATTTACGTTAGTAACATCAGATGAATTTGTTGCTAACTCTGCAATTATTTTAGACGCATCTAAAATAGTTGAATGCGTTTGCACAGGAGCTACTTGTGTAACTACGTTTGAAGCTGGATCAGCAAACTCAATTCTTACGGCTACTTTTGACGGTGATGATGGTGCTGAAAAGTTATTAAATGCTACTAAATTCCAAAACGAATTAATGAAGATAGTAACTTTAGCTGCTAATCATAACCAAAAAGACGTTTTAGACTTTTTCCCACCCGGAGAAACAATTGACGAGTTTGGTGTTAGACTTGGTATTGCACACACTTCTGGTGGCGCTGGAGAAGGACTAATCTCTATTGCTCTAACGTAATAAATGAGATTAACGTCTCACGATTTACGTGAATTACAAATCCTTAAGTATTACAGGCTCACTAGAAAGTGGGCTTGTAAGACTTACGGGTTAACAGATGCCGAACTTGAGCTACTAATATTTTTAGACTGTCAAGGTCGGTTTACAAGACAAGAGTTTATAGACGGTACTTATACCATGAGCTGGGATAAGAAACGTTGGGATAAACTAAGAAAACAAGGCTGGATAGAAGTGTGGCGTCATCGAAATCGAACAACGATTAAGTACAGCGTTTTTAAAACTTCATTTAAATGCAGCCAACTTATAAGTAGAATATATCGTATATTACTCGGAGAAGAAGACATGCCAGTATCAGATCGTAGTGTATTCTATAATAATAAATCATACACAGATAAAGTCTTTAATAAAGCTATTGATGATATGATTAAAGATCCAAACAGATAAATTATGGCGTTTAAAATGAAAAAGTTTAGTGGGTTTGGTAAGTCGGCTAAAAAAACATATCCAAAAGGTTATACCAAAAAAGATATTAAGTTTTTAAAAAAACAACGTGAAGATGTTGTTAGATATGAAGACTTAGATGAAAAAGGTAAAGCTATATGGAGAAAACAAGGCAAACCAGTACCTAAAAAGAAATAATATGGCATTTAAGTTAGGCAACGAAAAAAGAGGTGTAAAAAACTCTAAAAACACACCTATATTTAGAAAAAAGCTAGATAAAGGTATCGTAGCAGAAGCTAACTTAGATGGATCTATATTTATAAATAAAAATGTTAAACCTGGTAGCGCTCTTGAAAAAAGAGCTATACGCCACGAGAAACAACATTTAAAAGATATGTCAGACCCTAAAATAGGTTTGTCATACGGAGATGATTACGTTAGATACAAAGGTAAGACATATCCAAGAAAAGACGGTAAAATAAAGTATAACGGTAAGTTCCACGAAGAAGGTAGCATGGTGTTTCCTTGGGAACAAAGAGCTAAAAAAGCAGAATAACTATGGCATTTAAAATGAAAAATCCTTCAATGGCAAAGATGGTAAAAGAAGCTGGTTCAGCTATGAAAAAACCTCTTGTTGGAGATCAAAGCAAATTAAACGAAGGTTTAAAAAAAGCGATTGAAGCATCTCCTGCTAAATCAAAAGAAGACAGAATAATCAAGCGTATGAGTAAGCTTGAAGATAAAGCTCAAAAGCTAAACAAAAAAGGTAAAGACAAGAGAGCTCAAAGAAAAATTGACAAGATGAGCAAGCTTGAAGACAAGTTACTACCTGGATTGAAAAGACCAGATCCAACTTTTGAAGGTACTGATGAGTTTAGAAGTAAAAGAGAGATTAGAAAAGCAGAGCGTAAAAATAGAAAAGCGTCTGCAATGAAACTAAAAGAAGGTGAGTTTACTACATCTGGTATACCAGCAAATTTATTTAACGCTGACGGTAAAAAAATAAGTACCGACAGAATAGATGAAGGTAACTTAAGTGCTGTTAAAGTAGAAAAAGGTACTAATAGAAAATATGTTGTTATGCAAGAAAAGTCTGATCTTGGAGATGCTGGCGCTAGATTTTATTTATCAAATCCTAAATAAATATAATGATAGGTAAATTAGCAGGAGGTTTATTTGGTAAAGTACTAGATAACGCTGAAGGTATACTTGATAAAGTTATTACTACAGACAAAGAGCGAGATGAAGCTAAGCTGGCATTAAAATCAATTATGCTAGAAGCAGAGCGAGAAGCTTTTGCAAAAGAAGTTGAAGATCGCAAGTCTGCACGTGATATGTATAAGGACGATGCTATTATACAAAAAGTATTAGCAACGCTATTTACTGTAGCTTATTTTGGTATTACATTTGTAATGTTTAATTACTTTGTAACTAAAAGCTTGGAGCTAGGTGAATTTGAGATTAGCTTTATATCAACAATATTTGGTGCTATGAGTGCTAAAGTAAACACAATAATAGACTTCTTCTTCGGTGGAAGCTCAAAGAAAAACGAACAAATAAAAGAAAAATAAAATGATTAATCATAAAACATTTACAAAAGTACTACCAACTTTACCTGCTAGTATACAAACAGCTACTTACGCAGACACAGAAATATTGTTTGACTGGCATGAAGTAAAAGGTTTTAAAGGCGCTTCGATTGACGGCATACAAGTTGTAGTAAGAGGTACAAACGGAGCTGATCAAACAATGGTTGCTATAGATTTATTATTCGCAACTAGTCATATTAGAGAAGAAGATAGAGGTATATCTGTAGATCAAGCACCTCCAACTTTAGGAACTACCGGCGCTGCAGTAGATACTTTTCAATGGAAAAACAATTTAGTAGGCTATGTGCCTATAGCAGCTGGAGATTTTATTGACGGTGATTTAGTAGTTTTAAATATAGCTACAAAGTCAGGTTTAAACATACCTGTTAGTGGAGATTTATATGTTGCTGCTATCGCTAAAGGTGCTTTAGATTTTAGATCAACAGTACAAGTTGGCACAGAAACAGCTACTAATACAACAGCGGTAGTAGTTAAAACTACTTCTGCTTTAACTAACTTTGCCCCTGGCGATGTGTTACACGATGAAGATGATTTAGTTATTGGTACTGTTAAATCTGTTACTGATGCTACAAATATTGTATTAACTAAAAACTGTGCTAGTGTTAGCGCTGTGAATAAAGATTTATACAATATACACCCGATACAATTATTGTTATCAGGTTCTTTATAATAAAAATTAACTTAAATTAAATTAAATTATGGCAAAAAGAAAGACGCCTAAGGTTAAAGATCTTAGGCCAGATAAAATTAGTGAAGAACAGCTTGGCAAAATGCAAAATGTTGTTAGAGCTATAAATGAAGGTCAACAACAGCTTGGCGGACTCGAACTAAAAAAGCACTCACTGCTACACGATGTAATGCAGCTTCAAGGTGTGATTAGTAAAATTCAGCAAGAATTAAAAGAAGAGTATGGTAATATTGACGTCAATATAAATGACGGTGCCATTAAATACAAAGAAGATGAGCAAGCTGATTCGTAAAATAACTATAGGTAAAGATTATAAAATAGATGCTATGCATTACTCTGTAGGCCAAGAGGTTTACGGAGGGCATACTATCTGTGATATAGTAGAAGAAAAAGATAAGTTTAGCGTTTATATTAGAAAAAATAAAGACGTAATGCCTTGGAAAGATTTTAATAAAAACATGGCTGTATCTGTTGAATATAATTTAGAGTACTAATGAAGTCGCCGTATAATTATATTATACAACCAAAAGGCGAAAGATACAATAACTCTATAAGTGTTGGTGACAAAACATTAATTACTAATACAGATATATTTGATCACAAGCATGTTAATAGAGAAGCTGTAGTTTTGTCTACGCCAAAAGCTTTTGATACAGATATAAAAGAAGGTGACACTGTTATTGTTCATCACAACGTATTTAGAAGATGGAACGATGCTAGAGGCAACGAAAGAAACAGTAAAAGCTTTTTTAAAGAAGATATGTACTTTGTAAGTCAAGATCAAATATTTGCTTACAAACAAATTAGTAAGTGGAGTAGATTTAAACAGTCAATTTGGAAACCCATGCAAGGCTTTTGTTTTGTTAAACCTATAAAATCAACTGATAAGTTTTCTCAAGATATAGAAAAGCCGTTAGTTGGTGTAGTTAAATACTCTGATGGATCATACAATGTTGGTGATCTTGTAGGATTTACACCTAACTCAGAATATGAGTTTGTTATTGAAAAAGAAAGGCTGTATAGAGTTTACTCTAAATTTATTACAATTAAATATGAATATCAAGGAGACGAAGAAGAATATAATCCAAGCTGGGCACAAAGCAGTTGAAGAGCTAATTAAAGTAGCTAAAGAAGCTATCGTTGACAGTGATGATGATATATCGGCTGACAGATTAAAAAACGCAGCTGCTACTAAGAAGTTAGCTATATTCGATGCTTTTGAAATACTTAACCGTATACAAGAAGAAGAGAATATATTAGAAGGCAAAGAGCCTGAAGATAAAAAAGAAAGAGTGTTTAAAGGCTTCGCTGAAGGAAGATCTAAGTAATGTACGAGCAAACACTATATAAAATTGTTGAACCAGTTAAGAAGACAACTATAAGTCGACTTAACAAAAAACGTAAATGGGAATATGGATATAATAAAGAAAACGATATTGTCGTTATTAGCAAAACTGGAAAAATTGGACAAGTGGTGGAGATTCAAGGTTTGCGAATTGGGTTGCCGAGTGAACCGAAATCAGTGTGTATGTTTGCCAAAAACAAATGGCAAAGGGTAGAATATCCAAAAGAATTAAGTAAATTAAAAAGTATATTTGATTGGAGAAGTTATCCAGAAGAAGCAAAAGAGCAGTGGTACGATTATATAGACGAAGAATTTAAACGTCGCGATGAAGGGTTTTGGTTTTATAATAACGATAAACCTACGTACATAACAGGTAGCCACTATATGTATTTGCAATGGAGTAAAATTGATGTTGGCGCTCCAGATTTTAGAGAAGCTAACAGGTTGTTCTTTATATTTTGGGAAGCGTGCAAAGCCGATAACAGATGTTACGGTATGTGCTACTTAAAAAACAGACGTAGTGGTTTTTCATTTATGAGCTCTGCTGAAACAGTTAACTTAGCTACTATATCGAGTGATGCTAGATATGGAATATTATCTAAAAGTGGTGCTGATGCTAAAAAAATGTTTACCGACAAAGTTGTACCAATATCTGTCAACTATCCGTTTTTCTTTAAACCGATACAAGACGGCATGGACAGACCTAAAAGTGAACTTGCTTATAGGGTTCCTGCAAGTAAGTTTACGCGTAAAAAAATTACTGCAAACGAAAAGCAGGAAGAGCTGGTTGGACTTGACACTACTATTGATTGGAAAAACACAGGTGATAACAGCTACGATGGTGAAAAGCTTAACTTACTAGTACACGATGAAAGTGGTAAGTGGGAAAGACCTGATAATATTTTAAATAACTGGCGAGTAACTAAAACTTGTTTAAGGCTAGGTGCTCGTATTGTTGGTAAGTGTATGATGGGTTCGACGAGTAATTCGTTAGATAAAGGAGGTAATAATTTTAAAAAATTATACAATGACTCAGATGTCAGAAGTAGAAATAAAAATGGACAAACAAAGTCTGGCTTATATTCTTTGTTTATGCCAATGGAATGGAACTTTGAAGGATTTATTGACGAACACGGACAACCTACATTTAATAACCCTAGCAATGATGTATACGGACCACACGGTGAATTAATAGATATTGGCGTAATAGATCATTGGCAAAACGAAGTTGAAGGATTAAAGTCAGATCAAGACGCGTTAAACGAGTTTTACAGGCAGTTTCCAAGAACTGAAGAACATGCGTTTAGAGATGAAACAAAAAATAGTATATTTAACTTAGTTAAAATATACGAACAAATAGATTATAACGAAGGAGTAACCAGCTCAGCTGTAATTAACACTGGTAATTTTCAGTGGGCTAACGGAGTTAAAGATACCCATGTAATATTCCACCCAAACCCGCAAGGTAGATTTAAAATATCTTGGACACCTCAACCACATTTACAAAATAAAGTAATAATAAAAAATGGAGTTAAATATCCTGGAAACGAACACATGGGCGCTTTTGGCTGCGATAGTTATGATATTAGCGGTACTGTTGATGGTCGAGGATCCAACGGATCTCTTCATGGATTAACTAAGTTTAGTATGGAAGACTCTCCTGCTAACTCGTTTTTTTTAGAATATATAGCTAGACCACAAACCGCAGAGATATTTTTTGAAGATGTACTCATGTCATTAGTATTTTATGGCATGCCAATATTAGCAGAGAATAACAAACCAAGATTATTGTACTATTTAAGACGTAGAGGTTACAGAGGATTTAGTATGAATAGACCTGATAGAACTTGGAATAAACTATCGACTGCTGAAAAAGAAGTTGGTGGCATACCAAACTCTAGTGAAGATATAAAGCAAGCCCACGCTGCTGCTATTGAAATGTATATTAACGATCACGTTGGTCATATAGAAAACGGTAGATATGGATCGATGTATTTTAATGATACGTTAAACGACTGGGCAAAGTTTGATATAAATAGAAGAACAAAGTTTGATGCTTCTATAAGTTCTGGTTTAGCTATAATGGGTTGCAATAGACACTTGTACGCTCCTAATGTTAAAGTAGAAAGACAAAAAGTAAATATAAATATTGCTAGATATAAAAATGATGGTTATTCATCGACAATAATTAAAAATTAAATATGGCTGAATCAGTATATAAAAATTATTTTCCTAGTCAAGCTGTTAGCGACTTAGAAAAAATACTACCTGACTATGGTTTAAAAATAGCAAAAGCTATAGAAAAAGAGTGGTTTGAGTCAAACACTATGGGTAACAACTATTCTAGTAGTAGATATTATAATAATAAAAATACATTTCACAAGCTAAGATTATACGCGAGAGGCGAGCAAGGTATACAGAAGTATAAAGACGAGCTTTCTGTAAATGGTGATTTAAGCTATTTAAACTTAGACTGGAAGCCTGTACCTATTATACCTAAGTTTGTAGACATCGTTGTAAACGGTATGAGTGAAAGAGCTTTTGATGTAAAAGCACACTCGCAAGATCCTTATGGCGTACAGAAAAGAACTGACTACATGCAACGTATGCTAGATGAAATGCGTACAAAAGATTTTAATAAGTTCTACAAAGATACGTTTAATGTAGATTTAGCTACAGTTCCAGAAGATAAATTACCAGAAACAGAAGAAGAGCTAGAGCTACACATGCAGTTAACTTATAAGCAAGCAGTAGAATTAGCTGAAGAGCAAGCTATTAATGTTTTATTACAAGGTAGCAACTACGATTTAATTAGAAAAAGAGTTAATTATGACTTAACAGTATTAGGTATTGGTGCTGTAAAAACTAATTTTAACACATCAGAAGGTGCTATAGTAGAATATGTTGATCCAGCGGATTTAGTATATTCATACACTGATTCACCTTACTTTGAAGATATATACTACGTAGGTGAAGTTAAAGATGTACCTATCAACGAGCTTGTTAAACAGTTTCCAGATTTACAAGAAGATGAAATAAAGAAAATAATAAATTCTAATAATCAGACTTCAGGTAGATATTCTAGAAAATACTCTTATGGTAGAGAAACAGATAACAACAAAGTTCAAGTTTTATATTTTAATTATAAAACATACATGAACAACACGTACAAGGTAAAAGAAACTGCAACCGGTGCTATGAAGATTATAGAAAAAGATGATACTTTTAATCCACCTAAAGATGTGCAAGTTAACTTTACAAAGCTACAAAAAACTGTAGAGTGTTTATTTGAAGGCGCTTTTATAATAGGTACCGACATACTTATACAATGGCAAAAGGTTGATAATATGATGAGACCTAAAAGTGACTTTAATAAAGTAAAAATGAATTACTCTATTGTAGCTCCGCGTATGTATAACGGCAGAATAGAAAGTTTAGTTGGCCGTATCACTGGTTTTGCTGATATGATACAGCTTACGCATTTAAAGCTACAGCAAGTTATGTCAAGGCTTATACCTGATGGTATTTATTTAGATGCTGATGGTTTAGCTGAAATAGATTTAGGTAACGGTACAAACTATAATCCACAAGAAGCTTTAAATATGTTTTTCCAGACAGGTAGTGTTATTGGTAGATCAATGAACGAACTTGGCGAAGGTAATCCAGGTAGAGTACCAATACAAGAAATACAAAGTGGTAATGGTGGTGCTAAAATGCAAAGTCTAATAGGTACATACAACTATTATTTACAAATGATTAGAGATACTACCGGACTTAACGAAGCTCGTGATGGTAGTACACCTTCAAAAGACGCTTTAGTTGGAGTGCAAAAACTAGCGGCTGCAAATAGTAATACAGCAACTAGGCATATACTACAAGCTGGATTATTTTTAACAAAATCTGTAGCTGAAGGTTTATCTCTTAGAATATCTGATGTTATAGAATACTCTCCAACAAAAGATGCTTTTATACAAGCTATAGGCGCTCATAACGTTGGTACGCTAGAAGAAATGGCTAATTTACATTTATATGATTTTGGTATATTTATAGAGTTATCGCCCGATGAAGAAGAAAAGCAATTACTTGAAAACAATATACAGCAAGCGCTACAGCAAAATAGTATAGATTTATCTGATGCTATAGATTTACGTGAGATTAAAAATGTTAGACTTGCTAATCAAATGTTAAAAATTAGACGTAAGAAAAAAATGGATGACGATCAAAAACGTCAACAAGAAAATATAAAAGCACAAGCTGAAGCTAACGCGCAATCACAGCAAGTTGCTGCTCAGGCAGAAGTACAAAAACAACAAGCTATGACACAGATGAACGCGCAGCTTGAACAAATACGTACGCAAGCAAAAACAGAACTTATTAGTCATGAAGCTAATGTTAAAAAAGAACTTATGGATCATGAGTTTCAGATTAACATGCGATTAAAGCAAATGGATCTTGATAAGACTGGTAATAAAGAAAAAGAAAAAGAAGATCGTAAAGATGAAAGAACTAGAATACAAGCTAGTCAACAAAGCGAACTTATAGAACAAAGAAAAACAGGTGCACCACCTAAAAACTTTGAGTCATCAGGTAATGATATACTTGGTGGTGGTATAGGCTTAGGTGGCTTTGACCCTAGATAACTATTAACTTATATTTTATATTATGGAA